ATTTCCTACTCATAGACAATTTAATAGAAGAGGCAGAAAAATTATATAATGATTCCTGACGCAGAACAAAAATCATACGAAAATGAAGTAGATAAATCTACTGAAAAAAATCCTAATCATGGAGGTAAACGAGAAGGTGCAGGAAGACCTTTCGGATCTAAAAGTAAACCTTCACTATGGAAATCTATGGAAGAAATGTCCATTAAGTATCAACATTCTCCTTTGGATTATCTATTAGCTGTGTTAAACAATCCTATGTCTTCACCTGAACGTAAAATGTATGCCGCAGAAAAGGCAGCACCTTATGTTCATCCGAGACTTGCATCTTCAACTTCAAGAATAGGATCTGATGAACCAATCGAAATCAAAGTCGAGTGGCAAAAAGAGTAAAACTATAAAAATTCCCTATAAGCCAAGAGAATACCAAAGGGAAGTTCACGAAAATAAAAAAAGATTTAACGTATTAGTTTGTCATAGGCGATTTGGAAAAACAGTTTTAGCAGTCAATGAAATGATTAAGACTGCTGCTGCAAAGCCTAGATCTTTATGTGCATTCATAGCTCCAACTTATAGACAAGGTAAATCTATAGCTTGGGAGTATTTAAAATTTTATACAAAACCTCTCATGTATTTGGGAGGCAGTAGGAACGAAACTGAATTAAGAATAGATTTATTTAACGGAAGTCGAATTCAAATATTTGGTGCAGATCATCCTGACAGTATCCGTGGAATGGGATTTGACGGAGTTGTTATGGATGAATATGCAATTATGTCACCTAGGGTTTGGACAGAAATTATCCGACCAGCAATATCCGATAAATTAGGATGGGTTATGTTTATCGGAACACCAATGGGACATAATCAATTCTGGGAAGTCTATGATTACGCCCAACGAGGTCATAAAGACTGGATGGGTAAGATGTATAGAGCATCAGATACCAAGGTGATTCCAGACGAGGAACTGGCACAGGCACGTTCCATAATGACCGAAGAACAATTCGAGCAGGAGTTCGAATGTTCGTTTACTGCAGCGGTCTCAGGAAGTTATTACGGAAGATTAATAACGAAAGCCGATAATGATGGAAGAATCGGATCCGTGCCTGTTGATACAAATGTAGGTGTAGAAACGTGGTGGGATTTAGGTATAGGTGACTCAACAGCAATTTGGTTTGCTCAACGAGTAGGGAAAGAAATACACCTCATTGACTATTACGAAACTTCAGGAGAATCTTTAGCACACTATGCAGATAAACTTGAAGAGAAGGGTTATCATTATTCACATCATATAGCTCCTCACGATATACAAGCAAGAGAATTAGGAACAGGAAAATCTAGATTAGAAGTAGCAAATGAATTAGGAATTGATTTTGAAGTTGCACCTAAACTAGAAGTAGATCATGGCATCGAATCGGTAAGAAATATTTTACCACATTGTTACTTCGATAGAGAAAAGTGTAAACTTGGGTTAGATGCTGTAAGACAATATCGAAAACAATGGGATGATAAGAACCAGGTATTTAAAAATAAACCTTTACACGATTGGTGTTCACACGCAGCAGACGCATTAAGATACGGAGCTGTGCATGAACCAATTGATACAAGTGAATGGCAAAAACCAATTAGGATAGATACGAAATACATAGTATGAAATCAGAAAAAGATATATTAGCAGTTTTAAAAAGAGAGATACATAACGCATCAGGTTTTATTGGTGGGGAATTAGTATCTCGTAGAAAAAAATCATTACAGTATTATTTAGGTATGCCTTTAGGGAACGAACAAGAAGGTCGTTCTCAGGTAATATCTAATGATGTACTGGATACAGTAGAAAGTCTCATGCCTTCATTAATGAGAATTTTTACTGCAGGCGATAATGTATTTAATTGCGAAGGAGTTGGACCAGAAGACGATGAAATGGCACGTCAATGTTCTGACTACCTGAACTATATTTTTTATAAAGAGAACTCAGGATTCCTGGCTCTTTACTCTGCATTTAAAGATGCATTGATTCAAAAGAATGGAATCTTAAAAGTTTATTGGGATGATTCTAATAAAACTGAAAGAGAAGAATATACAAGATTAACCGAAGACGAATTTAACGATCTTGTTGCAGATCCAGAAGTTAAAGTTAAAAATCATTCCGAATATGAAGAACCGATTTTAGATGACAAAGGAAAAGAGTTAGATAAAGTAACTCTTCATGATGTAGTCATTCATAGAACAAGATTATACGGACATGTCAAAATTGAACCAGTTCCTCCAGAAGAATTTTTAATTTCAAGACGAAGTAAAGATATCAATTCTGCAAACTTTGTATGTCATAGAACGAACAAAACAAGAACAGAACTTGTTGAAATGGGCTATGATCAAGATCTTGTTGAAGTGTTACCTACGGGTGATACCGACTTCTATACAGAAGATAAATTTGTACGACACCAGAACGTAGATTTTTCACACGGATCTAGTGAAGGTGATAAAAGTACCAATGATATTTTAATCTATGAATGCTACGTCAAAATGGATGTTAACGAAGATGGCAAAGCAGAATTATTAAAGATTACAACTGCAGGATCTGGAACAGGTAAAATGTTAGACATGGAAGAAGTAGATAACATTCCATTTATTTCAATGACACCTGTGATCATGCCACATAGATTTCATGGTAGATCCATATCTGAACTCGTAGAAGATATTCAATTAATTAAATCAACTGTTATGAGACAAATGTTAGATAATATGTATCTAACAAATAATAACAGAGTTGCTGTTCAAGACGGACAAGTAGCGATGGATGACCTTTTAACTAATAGACCAGGTGGAATTGTTAGAACGAAACAACCACCATCGAATGTTATGATGCCTCTTCCAGCACAACCGATTACCGAACAAGCAAGTGGAATGTTAAGTTACCTTGATTCTGTTAAAGAAACACGAACAGGAATAACAAGACAATCACAAGGGCTAGATTCTAATACCTTAAATAAAACAGCGACTGGTCAAAACCAAATTCTGACACAATCACAAATGAGAATGGAGTTAATCGCCAGAATCTTTGCTGAAACAGGTGTTAAGGATCTAGCTTTAAAAATATTTGAACTGGTATGCAAGTACCAACAAAAAGAAAAGATCGTAAGAATTAGAGGAAAGTATATTCCTATGAGACCTTACGAATGGAAAGATAGAGTTAATGTTACTGTCCAGGTAGGACTTGGAACAGGATCAAAAGAACAACAACTCATTCTTATGAACGCTATATTGGAACGACAAATGCAGGCAATAAACTTACAACAAAATGTATTTGGTCCAATGGTTAATCTTAGAAATATATATAATAGTTTAAAGAAATTAGTAGAGAACGCAGGCTTAAATGGAATAGAACCCTATTTCATGGATCCTGACGTAGGTGCAGCTCAAATGCCTCAGTTGCCACCTAAACCACCAACTGAATTTGAAAAAGTTACATTAGCTCAAGTACAAGATGAAAACCAGCGTGCACAATTAAATGCAAATGTAACACTAAAAGAAATTGAAGGTAGAATGAGACAACAACTACTTGACTTCGAAATTAAGATTAAAGAATTAGAACTTAAATATGGATCTAAGATAGATGAGCTTGAACTTAAACGTAGAAGTATGTTAGAGCAAGCAGATCTCAACAAATCAGGTGATTTGATGAAAGAGATAGTAAAAGGTCAACAACAATTCTTTAATGATGGACAAAAAGGAAACACAGATCAGGGAGGGAAAGCGAGCCCAAGTGCTCCTAAACGATCCCCTTCTGCAACAGGCATTTGAAGATCTCCTAGCAACTTATAAGCAGGAGATTTTCCACACAAGTTTTGCTGACGATGAAAAACGTAGATCCCTTTGGATGGCATATAATATGCTAGATAAAATCAGAGGACATTTACAGACTATCATGGAAAGCGGAAAACTAGCTCAAAAAGATCTTGAGCTTTTAAATAAGAGCTAACCTATTCTAGGAGCTCGTTAAACGTCAACCAACAAGGAGGAACGTTACAATGGCACAAGAACAAACTGTTCAAGGTGCTGCTCAAAAAATATCTGGACTTCTGAATCCTAATAAAGGACAATCAGAACCAGAGAAAAAAGAAGCAGTCCCTTCAGAGCAACCTCAAAAGATCAAAGAGGAACCTTCAAAAGAGAG